GTTTTATAGGCAGTATATTAAATAAGCTTGAAATTATAAATATGACTTTTAACCAAATGAATTATACCTTTGATTATGAAATTGACTTGCTGCTAAATGTAAGCAGGCCAAAGAAGTGTTGTGGGTTTATCCATGCAGAGCCGGATGACGCCGGTTCAATCTTTCCTATGGGCCTCGCCGGTCTCCACGGAGAGTGGTCAGATATTGCAAAGGCGGCACTGGACCGAAATGTGCGTAAGTTAATGGACCGACTTGCTAAACGCAAGTTGGCTCATCGTGTGTTTGAATACTTACCGTTATTGAATAAGATAAAGTCTTATGTAACGAAGTACTCTTCCGCTTACAATCTCGATTCATTGTGTCTACAGATTAGTAGACAACGTACTTTGGTATCTGACTTAGCGTACCTGGATTGTTGCTTATCGCGTTCTCCAGCGTATTATAACCAGATCTACTTTGATCGAGGCACTCTTAAGGAGCGCTTTGCTTTGTTGGGGTGGGGTAATAATGCGATGTTGACCTCGATGATTTGGTTTCACCAATATATGGTGAGACCAGATTTAATTGACTCCAACTTCTCGATGATGTACAACTTCCAGTATATGCTAGCAAGAAATATGTTGCGTCTGCAGTGTTACCCAAGTTTGAGTATCCTGATTAAACATGGAATCGACATTGATGCCATTGAATATGGGATCACCGAAGAACCTATGCATCCCGGTATTAGCGAGGATGGTAGGACCGTCGGAGTCGTAGACGAGTTCGTTGAGACGTTTCGCCAAAAGTGGAATGTTCTCTCTTTGTTTAAGTTACTTGTTGTTCTACATCAGTTCAACGTAACAGAAGCAGCTGGCGAGAGTGAGGGACTTGTCCCTAGACTTTGTGAAATTTACCTTAGATGGTTCACGCAGTTCTCGTTACTGTGTGGTGATGCTATCTTTGTTATAGCAGAGACATTCATCTCTGTTATCGAAAGCATAATTGATTACCATGACTCATTGATAATCGGCATTAAAGATGACGACGTTGAGATATTGGCAATCATGTTGTTAGTGTTTATGGTCATACTGGGTATTATGGCTCCTACACTTCTTCGTGTCCTCAGTAATTGCTTGAGGCGAACATTTTATTGGGTTTGTACCCCTAGCATGAGAACTAGCTCGTCCATAAGCGGCGATATGTTCGATAAGGTTACTGTTGATTCCGTGTGCCTAAGCGCTAACGGGACCAAATCGTACAAGCTTCGATATGATGGTAAACTTTTCAAAGTCCCAGAAACCCCAAAGGAAACCGACGTAGTTGTTCAATTGGAAATGGCTATGCCTGGGAGTACGTTGCATGAAAGTGCATTTAAGCCTGGGGTTTTTGCTGTAGTAAGATACAGTGAAGTGGGTGTTATTGAGCTTGTAGGCATGGGCGTCAGGATTGGAGATTATCTAGTCACGGCTGCTCATGTTGCCAATACCATCTTTTCTGGAACAAGACGACCAGCAATCGTGCCTTTTAAGCACGGTGTTAAGGTCATGCTCAACAATCGAAAGATTAAAGATCTTGAAATTGATGAGTTTGACCCTGATAAATCTGTTGATTTTAAGTGTTTGGATGTGTTTGCTATCCGGAAGGATGCGGACTTTTGGAATTCTGTGGGTATTACAAGAGTACCTACAGGCAAACCATCTTTATACAATCAGCAGGTTAGTACGGTTGGATTGGATAACTGCATGTTGGTAAGTGCGGTCGGTAAGACGCTTGGTGATAGTGGACGCCACATTCTATGGCACACAGCCAGTACCAACAAGGGCTTTTCCGGTGGTCCGATCTTTGCAGGTACCAATATGGTTGGTCTTCATTATGCCGCTCAAGGCGACAGAAATGAAGCTGTCCGTATTGAAAGTATCTTGCATCGATTGGAATACATCGAAGAGATTAGTTCCGACCTTGTATTCTCTGAACGCGAAGGAGTTGTTTGGGTGAATGGCAAGGAAGGGAAAATTGAAAGTGAGGATGGTGAACATGTTTTCATGGGGCGAGATGGTCAGGTAGTATATCTCGAAGAAGAGTACTATCAAGCCAAATTGCATGTTTATGAAGACAAGTTTGAGCGTGATAATTGGGATGCGGGCTACTCAGATGATGAGCAGCAATCAGACATACCGACCTTTGAACAAGATCCGTATGGTGATGATCCGTATCTCGATGATCGCGGTCGGAAAACTACTCGAAATCGAGAGTTGGCGAAACTTAAAAAGAAGAAACCAGCCCTTAATCTTGAGCAAGCTCCTCCTACCGCCATCCTTAGCTTGGGACTGAATCCAAATATCTTTGAGCAGGTCGAAACCAAGGCTGCTGTTTTTACAGGAGCTTATCCCCCCCCCCAGCAGATCTCGTTAAACATGATTGATGCATGTGGGGAGGAGATAGCCAAACGAGGGTTTGTAGTAGACGCGTATGGCGAGCCAACGATTACCAAGTCGGCCGAAGAGCTGAGCTTGGTGAAGCATTTGGCTATGTTCGAGGATAGAATGAATACAGTGGTGGCTCCTCCAACGGAGAAGGAGATTGAGAGGGTTGTATGCCTTTTAGAAGACATGCTTAAGCATAATAGATTTATGCCCGATCCCGATTATAAGCAGCGCAGTGGTATACGGCGCGTTATAGAGTCCACCTTAGTAAAGGGTAGTAAGAGTGCTGGGTTCCCGTACGGAGCCGATGGTTTGCCAACTAATTCAGACGTCATTCGTGAACTGGGTGTCGATGGATTGGTAGACATTGTAATGGCGGAGTGGGACGCTCCGTTCGATCTTAAAACTTTTCTTAAGGGTGAACCCCACAAGAAAGCTAAGATTGATAACAACATGTTACGCATCATAACAGCACTTCCTCTCCATAAGATGATAAAACATCAGTCGTTGTTTAAAGAATGTACGACCGTTGGTGTATCGAACTGGAGAAAGAGTCCGGTAGTTTTCTTCTCACCCCAAGTTCCAGGGGATGTGGAGAACCTATGGAGGCGCATGCAGAAACGTGTTTTAGAGACCGATAAGTCAAATTGGGATTTTAACATGTTTCAGTATGTGTACGATATTTTTAAACTCATCATGGAGCGTCTTGTTGTGAGGCATCCAGATATGACCGACGAGGTTTTCGAATCATATAAGGAAGACTTACGCAACGCTATTGATGAAGTTAGTATCGGTTCCATCTACCGCTGTTCTAATGGCCGGAGATATAAAGTATCTTCCGGTGGAATTATGAAGAGCGGCTGGGTCTTAACATACTTTGCTAACTCCGTTAGTCAATTAATCTTGCATTTATTGGTCTCCATAAGAATGGGACTGTCTGATGTACAAATCCTCTCCCCAGACTTTGCTATAGCCTGCGGAGGGGATGATGTACTTCAGTCAGTTCCCGACGGTTTTGATGTGGAGCGTTGTATATTTGAATATTCACAGTTAGGTATCCGAATAACCGGTCATAAACTCCATGAATCTATGGAGGGGGCCGAGTTCTTCTCTACCGAATTTTGGAGCCATGATGGCCTAGTCAAGTATAAGCCAGTGAGGTTCACTAAACACATTTATAATTTACGGACAACGAAACCTGAATTTTTATGTGCAGCTTTAAGTTCTCACATGATGAATTACTGCTGGGATGTTAACAGATATAAAGTATTTGAAAACATGTTCATCTGGCTCAGGAAGCATCATCCGGAATTGGTTGATGAGTCCTTATTCAAATCTGTTTCTTATTGGAGATATAAGTCTAAGGGATGTGAATGCGTCCTCTAGGCTTGTCCCCACATTAGGTAGGTTAGGTAGGGAAAATAATAGCAAATAAAATCCAAAACGGATTTTACACGAAATTACTGCGGACCTTATTATTCCGACGGTAAATTACAATCTAGTACTTCGAAAGGATCTAGATTACCAGTAGACGAGTTAGATTTAGCTTGTCAAGAACACGACTCCAGTTACGCCTTAGCTAACGGAGATCTTCAGCTTTTAGAACAAGCTGATAATACCTTTTACGAATCAACTTTCGGGAAAGGTTTCACATCTTCTAGTTACGCGGTTGCTGTTAAATACGGTAACCAAATATCCAGAAAAATTTTCGCTATACCTTTTGGAATAGCAGCTTTAGGATACGGTATAGCCGCTTCAAAGTTGCCCAAAAAGACCGTCGCTTCTAACAACGACGATAATTATAGTGCCTTTAGACCTAGAACTATTGCTGATTTCGAGTCGAGTAAACCTCAGACTCCTATTAACAAAGAAGGTAACTTACGTGGAACTCAAAGTTCAGTAGTTACTTATAATCCTAATTCTAAAGATCCAGTAAATACAGAAAGCTCCTTAGGTGACGCCTCTGTATATTACAATCCTTATTCAACAGCTAAACGCCGAAGAGTAAGAAGAAATCGATTTAAACGTCGTAATCCTAATAATCTCTAGTCTTTTATTATGGCTAAGAAATCTACTAGGAATGGGAAGAAGTCTAAAAGAGCTCCTCCCCAAAAGCAGAAGGCAAAACGTAGATCTGCAGGTAACGCATCGGCTGGCGCCATGTCAAATCCTTCTAATCCAACGTTTGGTTCTGTTTCTACTATTAATACAGCTCCTGTTGCGATTGGTAATTCCCTAAGAGGATTCCAGTCGCAAGTAGTTCATACTGCGACAGGAGCTCGTGTTGTTGGTAGAGATTATGCATTTACTGTAGCAGCCACTGGGACTGTTACAGGTTGGTGTGTTGCGGGTGGTTTACCCTTAACGCCTGCTGCCATGCCGGCCACGATTTTGAGAAATTTTGTCCAAATGTATAATAACTTCAAAATCAGAAAAATATTTGTACATTATATCACCTCATCCCCTACATCTCAAGCAGGAGATGTTGTGTTTTATTACCAGAAGAATACGAATGATCCAATGTTAAATTGCACGGATTCTACGTTCCTCCCATTTGTTTTGAGTGATTCACAGACTGTTATTGGTCCTCAATGGACCAATCATACCGTCTCTCTTACTCCTATAAATAATTGGAAGGCCAATGACTTCGGTGAAGAACAGAGTCTAGCTGAGCTTTCAGCTGGAGATGTTTTCATAATCTCGAAAACGTCTGCTTCTAATTCTCCTGGTTATGTCATTTTTGATTATGATATTGAATTTCGCAATTTGTCCGTGAACCCTCGGTGGGGCATAGTCCCGTCCTCCGAAGGTTTGTGGCAGCAAATTGCAGCTATTAGTAGTACTGTCGTTGGAACTGCTAATATTATACCAGCGCAGGTCTCGAGTCTTAGTACAACTGGTCTTGGTGCAACTACCATTTCCACTCCTACTGTCTCGACTGGACATGTTTATAAATTCTTCATAGATATCACCAATAGTACGTTCACTACCCCAAATACATCGGGTGCCCAGTGGGCGGAACAACTTGGTGGATCTGCGTATGGTGGAGCAACCGGCGCAGCTGGTACAGTTCTAGTAACTAATACCAATATAGCCCCTAAAGATGGGTTTACTTGTTATTTAGCATTTGCTAGTACCACTACCGCCGCTTATTTCCCCACTTATGAAGCCGCAGTTGCAGGTTATGGTGCATTTACCTATCAAACTGTGGCCACGTACAATACGATTGTCCGTGGATGGATTAAGTGGGTCGGCTATCAAGCCGGTGGTGGAAACTATACTTCTCAGTAAATCTGAGCTGCAAATAGTTTCCTTGGACCTATCATATTGTCCTTAAACTGGGTGCACTGCTATGTGCTAAACCAGCGCCGGAGTAAACCGGATTGTAACAAATCCAGCGGTTCCTTTCTTACAAAGGGATGGACGTTGATAAGTTGAAGCTGACCAACTTTAATTAGGCTCAGTAATGTAGTAGGTTGCAATCCTACCCGCTTGTTCATCGATGTAAGCGGAATTAAAGTTCGATGACCTAAAGAGTAAACTTTAAATCCCAAATGTGTG